CCAACCCAACGAATGTGTCGGGATTCTGTGTCAACGAATACGAGTCACCATAAGTTCTGCCGTTGGCTGCATCGTATGGTGGAACAAGCAGAAACGTCCCATACGGACGAGTTAGTTGACCATTTGCCATCGTCTTTGTCGTCACGTTTCCGGCATTGTCGGTTGCAATAACCCTGAAATCTACGTAGTAACGGTTTTCAATTTGATAGAACCCCGGTGCCGCAGCCCCTTGTGTTGCACGCTTTGCGTTCGAAACAGTAAATCCGTATGAACCAGACGATGCAGTCCATTCACCCCCAGTCCAGTTCTGCCATGCGTTCCAGCCTTCACCAGAACCTCCATAGGGTGTGTATTGATATTGAATCTGAACGCTCGCAACACCAGAAGAAGCGTCGGTAACAAACGCACCACCACTCCAGTTGATCGTCATTTGATTATTGTCGTTGCCAACAACAGTAAAGTCAGCAACAGACGGGCCAGTATTATCAAACTGGTATGCCTGTTGCCAGCCAGCACCGTTGTGTACATAGATTTCATTGACACCCTGGAAAGACCCGCCTGCGTGAACAAAGGGTCTATCCGCGCCAGTCAACTCCTGCCACACGGAACCGTCGTGAACGTAAGTAGGCATCAGGAATACTTGAACCAGATATCTCAGGCTGCGCCGCCGGTAGGTGATGCTGTTGAAATGGTGATTGTATGATTCGTAGAACCACCATCGGTGTAAACTCCAGCCAATTTGGTTTGTGCAATCGCGGCCGTACCGCTAATGTCGGCGTTGACGATTGTGGCATCAGCGATCTTTGCGCTGGTCACAGCAGAATCGGCAATCTTGGCAGTTGTAACACTACTGTCTGCGATCTTTGCAGTCGTTACGGACGTGTCTGCCAGCTCAGATGTGCTTACTGCACCGGCAACAATCTTGGCTGCGGTTACAGCATCATCCTGAATTTTTGCAGTCGTCACATTCGAGTCAGCGATCTTTGCAGTCGTCACATTCGAGTCAGCGATTTTCGCAGTCGTCACATTCGAGTCAGCGATCTTTGCAGTCGTCACATTCGCATCCGTGATCTTCACGGTCGTCACAGCGTTAGAAGCCAACTCATCCGAACCAACAGCACCAGTAGCAATCTCCGATGAACCGACCGCATCAGCGGCAATCTTCGCAGAAGTGATCGCATCATCAGCGATACCAGCCGTCGCAACCTGACCCCAGGCCAAACCGGTTGCAGCAACCGAATCTGCTTTCAAAACATGATTGTTTGTGCCGACACCCAATCGTGCGAACGTTGACGTGTCGTGAACAAGAATGTCTCCTTTTGTTGTCAGCGTTGAAGCCATTTCGTTTGCTTCATCAGCATCAATGGCAGTAAACACGGGGAAACAAGATGAGCCAGTCGAGTGTTGTGCTGCCGTTGTATCGTCCACGCCGCGTGTCGTCACGTTGATCGTCGTATCGGCTGCCCCCGCTCTGGTAACTAAAATCTTTTCTTCGTTCGCCGTACCAGGCTCGATCACCACATAAAACGGGTTAGCCCCATAGGGCCATCCTGTATACCCGGCGATGACGAACGTTGTTCCACCAGAAGTGAGCGTTCCAGTAATGGTGGTGGAGGCTGCTCCACCTTTATAGGTTCTGCGTGTCTTAGCCATTTTATTGCACCAAACTCCTGAGTGTCACTACTGCCGTTCCATCATATTCCCACGATCTATTTGATGTGTCGATTGGGAACCATTCTACATTTTCCACAATCGTCCTAAAACTCTCTACACCTTCTTGGTACGTGATAATTCTTTGGTCGGACACCAAACCACGTAAAAACGCAAGTTCGTTGGGAACATCAACATAAAAATCACGGTTCACAATGCTGATTTTGTGATGTAAAAGAATCGGGACAGAAAACAGCTCACTTCTCGCTGGAGCAGGGAAAACCCTGGCTTGCCATCGAGTAATGACCGGGGCTTTTGTTGCGTCTGTGTCCGAACGCGCAAACAGAATTTTGAGTGCCGTTTCACCAAACTGCCCGTCCGGGCCGTCCAAAGAATATTCAGTAGCACCGGCCGTGCTGAACGGGGCTAACGATTCAAAACCGGAACTGTCATGGTTGTACGAAAAGGTGAGTGAACCGGCAAGAGGTTTGGTGCGAAAATCGACGAACACCATGAACTTGCGATCCGGTATACCCCACCTCCACGAACCTGTATCCACATATCCGGTAGAAGCAAAATCCGTTTCATGTTGTTTGTAGATCCCATGACCGGACACCGAAAACAAACGGTAATCGTCCCAGTTGACAATAGAGTTGACTGCCCCTTGAACTGTGGCCATCAAATCAGACGCGTAAGCAGGTTCATTGGTCGAGTTGAATTGAGACAAATCCAGACGACCTAGACCAGTTGATGTTTCATCAAAATTTGTCCAGCCAAACCAAACAAAACGACCGTCGCCAACAGCACACTTCACATCCGTTGTTGTTTCGAGAATTGGGCCAACCAACAAATCGCCGTTGTTGTCTGATGTTGCAAGACGAACACCCAAGTTAGTGCCGATAATGATGCTTCCCAAATACCCGTAAATTGATGAAACAATTTCTCCAACAGGCAGCTCGGCGGCCTGCACCGGGATTTCGAGGCTCGTTCCATCCGCTTTGATCGATGTTCGATAGATCAAACTTGTTTTGCCAGCGAACCCAGCCGCGTAAATATGATTTTGACCGGCCGCAAAACCGACATATCGGAACGCTGTGTTTGGGTGAGTGTACAGAACGGTCGGGTTATTGCCAGACCCGGTGATGTTCCACAATTTGTGTCCGTCAGTTGACCCAGCACCACCGGCCATCAAGCGACCTTTTACATACGCCATAACACCGAAGTTGTGTCCGGTGTTATATGACGATGCTGACGAAAGTGATGTGTTGGTGGAGTAAGTGCCGTTTGATTCAAACGAAATGTAGACGGTAAAACCATCGGTGGTCATTCCGTTGATCGCCGCTGCCGGCGTACCAGTCACAGTCGAAAATGTTGACAGGTCGGTTGTGTATTTTAGTGTCTGGTTATCGGCAACATACAGACGGTTGCCGGCCACCACCATAAACAAATTCGTAGATACGCTGCTCAACACTTGCGATGTTTGCTTCAACATTGACAGTTGGCCTTTAGTCCACGGATCAATGTTTTTTGAGGCATAGAATCGACTGTCAACACCATCTGCGGTATCGGCATATTGTTGTCCAGAACCTTTGTGCCAAGACACCTGCGACCTTCTCCACAAACCCTGTGGGTTTATCGCTGCTTCACCAGGAATGTTGGAGTTGTCACTTGAATCGCGCAAACGATTTTCAAAAGATCGAGTAAACCGGTTTGACCTTATGTCCAACATATAGGAATGGCCGCCGATAGCGATTGGGAATACGTTTGGTGTGAGAGACGACGTTCCAGTACCCGAAAAAAACGTTGGGCCACCTGTGAAAGCGGTTGTAAAATCTATGAGGGTAGCCATCGGCTACTTCCTGATGCGCGTCGGATATTGACGGTTCAGACGTGCGGCTTCTGCGGTAATCCTGTCTCGACGCAAACGCAACAAATTTGTTAGGCTGTTGCCGACCGCACCAGCAGGCACTTCGTCGCTGCGTCGAGTGTCGCCTTGCGATTCGGTAAAATTGCGTTTTATTTCGCGGGGGGCGATCATGCGAATTTGTACACCCAAAACCAACAGGTCTTGGATTTCAGATGATGCGCCGATGGAAGACAAGGTGGTTGCTTCTGTGGCAAAGGGATTGTACGGAGCTTTGTACTGGACGCGCACCGTACCAGAACGAACATAGCAGTCAAACGCCAACGCGAAACCCGACGCAAAATCGGTTGTCGGCATATCGCGTAACAACCTTACATCGCGGATGATTGGGTAATCATCCGAAAGATAACGGTAACGGACATCGTATAAATCAATGATGCTCGTCACGTCAGTAAGATTGACCATTCGGTCGCTACCGTTGTAAGAAATGTCAACAAACTTCACTTGAAACAGACCGTTCATTGGCGACGACAAGTCAGCCAAATCAGAGTTCAATGCGGCCAACACTCGATGCCGAGGGAAACGTGGGTTGACTGTGATGATCGAGCCTGCCGTATGGCTGCTTGGGGTGCTTCCACCGAAACCGCGCTCAACAGTCAACGTTTTGTTAGAGGTGTTGGCTTCCCACACGTAAAACAATTCTTGATTGATTTCAAAAACTGTGTTTTCGTGCAACGATCCTAGATCGTAGGTCAACGTGAGGGATGTGTCGTCAGAATCAATCGATGACACAATTTTGTTGCGTTCCTCGACTGTCCCTCCCAACAATTCTTGTATTGAACGATCAATGACGTTTCCAGCGGTGGTCATTTTTTACCACGCCCTACATGACCAATACCGTGCGCTGGTCTTTGGGCCTGGATTGTCACAGTTGTGACGCGCACGAAAATTGCTGCGGCGACCAGGCTGATCTTTTTTTATTGACATATTCGGGTCACCAAACATCACACGCTTCACCTTGCCCTGACCGGAAGAAACGAATACGACAGACTTCTTTCGGCCGTAGCCGGGTTCTCCTTGCCGGATACGGCGGGGAGCATCTAGCTTGACTTTTTTGCCCTTGTAAGTAGCCATTCATCGTTCCTGGTTAGACAGACACAGCGAGTATACTGTATTGAGCCGCTTATTTCGGTGACAACACCGCTTGCCAGCAGGACATCTGCTGTAAATCACGGGAGAATACCTGATTCCACTTGGGCTTTGGTTTCAGCCCGTTTCTCAACTTCGGCAGCCCCGTCGATCTTGCGCGGTTGTAAACCGTCGTTGCGGAGCCGCTTATACGCATCCAAATCCTTGTCCAGCACCGCTTCTTTTTTAGTGATGTGTTGAACATTCTGACGGCGAGTCGGGGTTGCGGCCGAACTAATACGCACGTGAGCGATTCGACACGCAAAACATCCCTCTACATTGAGGTTTGGGTGAGTTTCTTGATGCTTTATCATGTCAGAAAATGTAGGCTCCGTAGCCGGCAGATGTGAGCTGAGAGGCTTCCTCGTCGGTGATGTGGTTGTCATGGCCGCCGTAATAGGTGGTGACAACAGATGTCATGTTGGCCGGCTCAGATTCTACAAATGTGCCGTCAACCAGTTTGTATACGTTGCGACCTTTGGGTAGGGACGCGTAGTGGCGTAGGAGCCGATACGAGAACCGTTCACGTTCACCCCAGGGGATTGTTTCATCGAAGTCGGACAGGTTGTGGAAATTGTCTGACGGGCATCTGAAGATGGGCATTAGGTCACCGTGTATCCGGCCGCTACTAGGTCGGCTTTCTCTTGTTCTGTTACGTGATGTTCGTGTGCGCCAAGATACACCTTGTCTACGAGACTTGGATCGAGGGGGTCTACGTTGGTGTATGTACCGTTTGTGAGTCGAAAAATGTTGCGGGCGCGATAACCTGGTTCGGCACGGGAAAATAGTCGGTGTGACGATGATGAATTTCGGTAGTCCGACCAGGGGAATCGGTCTTCGACGGGTGGTCGGAAGATCAACGATTTCGTCCAGTTACCGGTTTGGGTGCTGGCTCCAGTCCCGGTGGCGGTTCTTACGCGAACACGGATGTGTACAGCCGTGCCTATGCCTGTGCCACTAGATGTTGCGGTTCGAGGGGCGATATGTAGCCCTGTGCCACCAGATGTTGCGGTTGCGCCTCCTGCCCCGTTAGCGGTGCGTAGCCGGCCGACGACGATAGCGGTGAGAGATGTCCCCGTACCGGAAGCAGAAGCGGTACGGAAAACGATTCGCAGTCCGGTCGCATCGAAACTGGATGTGCCTGTTCCGGTGGCGGTTCTGACGGGGACGCGGATGCGGTCAGCTGTGCCTGTGCCTGTGCCAAACCCGGTGGCGGTTCGGACAGGGTTGATGTTGGAATCGGCTGTGCCTGTGCCTGTGCCAGATGCTGTGCCTTGACGCTGTTTGAGGACGCTGCCTGAGGCTGTGCCGGAGCCTGTACCGGATGCTGAGGCTGTGGCGGTGAAGGTGGCGACACCGTTGTACGTGAGGTTAGACGCGTTGTAAGTGAAGTTTGCGTCGTTATACAGGTGCGCCATTACGTACCTGGAGCGATAGGCCAGTCCACCTCAGTTGAGGTGCTATTCAAAGTGTTCATCAGATCACGGAGCGATTGTCGATAGGTAGCCCACGCAACCTTGTCTACGGGGGAATCGGGGATCATCGTCCAGTCGGTTACGACAAGGAGATGGTTCCGATAGTTCCGTACCAATGAAAGGAATGGCGCATCAGGAAACGATGCTCGAAAATCGTCGAAAGTGAATGTTGGTGTCAGTTCGTCGCTCATAGTCAGGTCTTGATGATGTAGTTCAACACCAAATATGGTTGAAGGTTGTTGTGCGCTCCACCGCCACCCGTGTTCTGGTTCGTGGCAGTCTGGTTGTTGATGCTAATGGCAGTTGTATTCGCAGCCGTAGAGGAAAACGTTGCGAGAACGCCAGCAATAAGATAACCAATACTTCCACCCGCAGGCCCGCTAGTAAAAGGAAAGTTATGAACGTGCCCTGGGTCTGAGATGCCGTGGTTGTGTGCGTTCTGTGTGTGTGTGTGTGACGGCATTTCTGTGCTGGTCAGCGTATGTGTCTTCGCACCACCCGTCTCACCCAAAGCATCAAACTCAGTTTGCGCCGAATCCAAACCAACAGGCACACGGCCTTTTAGGTTTGGAAGGTTGAACGTAGTGCTACCGTTACCAGAACCGTATGTCGTCCCGATTGTAGCGAACAAAGCGGCATATGTGGTTCTACTCACAGCAGAACCGTCACACAACAACCAGTTTGTCGGAGCCGATGAACCAGCAAAAGGTGTAATCATGCCAGAAGGAAGCATCGTCGCAACCTTGTAGTCCAAACTGGAGGTGACGGCCGACCCATCCACCCCAACCTTCGCCTCCAACGCCTCAATAGCATCATTCGCATCAGCGTGCTGATCCGCATGAGACGGACTATTCAACGCCGACCCAGAAGTCGGATTAGTCAAACTGTCAAGAC